CAAACTTATTGGACGGATCCAAGACGAAACTACTCCTCCTTCTGACAAGCCCGTTACTACTGATGGGGTGTCTGGGGAGAACACCGGAACCGGAAGTAGTAGTAACAACTGAATACCAAGAACAAAATATTCCTATTCAGGAACGTCCTAAAGCTGTGCAATTCCCACCAGTTGATTGGTTTGTAATCACAGAAGAGAATCTAGAAGAAAAAGTCGCTGAGATTAATTCCAAAACAGGTAACGTAGTAATATTTGCTATTACTCCTAAAGGATATGAGAACTTAGCCCTTGGTATAGCAGAGCTTCGCCGGTACGTAAAAGACCAGCAAGCAATCATAGCTTATTATGAGGAAGCACTTACCCCAGAAGAACCGACGGGTGATTCATCCTCCTCCGATAATCAGTAGATTAATTATATCAGAAAAAATATTTCTGTAAATCCCCTATTTTAGGGGTTTTCTAATTCGCAATAATCATATATAATGTATTTAAGTCAGTAACAACTGCCATATATCGTGTTATGGCCAGAAAGGATTTTATCGATGCTCAAACTCATTCCTAACAACACAGATAAGAATACTAGGAAGTTAATGTCAGAAACCAAATTTTATGAAGGTTATAGTAGATGGAGTGAGGATAAGAATAGATATGAAACATGGGAAGAAGCTGTAGCACGTGTCATGGAAATGCACCGTGAATATTATGCGGATAAAATGACACCAGAACTAGCCCAGTACATCGATGAAGCCGAGTCTCTATATAAGCTGCAGTATGCACTAGGCGCGCAGAGAGCGCTGCAATTTGGTGGAGAGCAGTTACGTAAGCACCAGATGAGAATGTATAACTGTACGAGCTCCTACGCGGACCGTGCGGCCTTCTTTGGTGAGCTCTTTTACATTTTGCTATGTGGTGCAGGTGCTGGCTTCAGTGTACAAAATCATCACGTGGCAAAACTTCCTAATGTTGCAGAGCGTAAGAAACAAGCCAAGGGTTATGTGATTGAAGATTCCATTGAAGGCTGGGCGGATTCTCTTTCAGTCCTTATGTCTTCTTTTTTTGTCGGCGGTGGTACGCATCCTGACTTCGAAGGTCGCAAGGTTTACTTCGATCTGCAAAACATCCGTCCAAAAGGTTCAAAAATCTCTGGTGGATTTAAAGCACCAGGTCCAGAACCACTTCGTCGTGCGCTGGATAAAATTGAGCATATGCTTCAAGGAATCGTATTATCTGGGCGTGACAGATTGAAGCCTATTGAAGTGTATGATATCGCTATGCACGCTGCAGATGCTGTGCTAGCCGGGGGCGTTCGTCGATCAGCAACCATCTGTTTGTTTAGCGCAGATGACGAGGAGATGATTAATGCTAAAACTGGTAATTGGTTTATCGATAACCCTCAGCGTGGCCGCAGTAATAATTCTGCAGTTATTGTTAGAGATAAGATCACTAAAGAAGACTTTAAGAGAATCATGGGCTCAATCAAAGAGTTTGGAGAGCCAGGTTTCTATTTTGTAGAGGACAGAGATTTCACTACGAACCCTTGTGTTGAGATTGGAATGTATCCTCAGATCAATGGAGAATCAGGATGGCAAGGGTGTAACCTCACAGAAATCAACGGCGGCAAATGCACAACAAAAGAAGAGTTCTTCAAAGCCTGCCGAGCCGCCTCAATCATGGGAACACTCCAAGCCGGATACACAGACTTCAAATACCTCAGCGGAACTTCTAAAGCAATTTTTGATCGGGAAGCGCTCTTAGGTGTATCAATTACTGGCTGGATGAATAACCCTGATATCCTACTTGATGAAGACATTCAAAAACAAGGAGCAGAAATTGTTAAGACGGTTAACGAAGAAGTTGCTGGGCTTATTGGCATCAATGCGGCAGCGCGGACTACATGCGTTAAACCTTCAGGAAACGCAAGTGTGTTGCTTCAGACTGCTAGTGGCATCCACGCTGAACATTCTCCTCATTATCTACGTCACGTTCAACTAAATAAAGAATCAGAAGTTGCACAGCTAATTGCTACCTCTAATCCTTATATGGTTGAGGAGTCAGTTTGGTCAGCAAGTCAAACAGATTATTGTGTAGCCTTCCCGGTTATCTCACCAGAAGGATCTTTCTATAAAGAAGATCTATATGGTACAGCACTATTGGAAAAGGTTAAATTGGTTCAGCAAAACTGGGTAGAGGCTGGAACAAATCCCGATCGTTGTGCAGATCCTCGTATTCGCCACAACGTTTCAAACACCGTAACAGTTCAGCCGCATATGTGGGCACAAGTAGAGGATTATGTATATGACAACCGCCATTATTTCGCTGGTATTAGCTTCTTGGCTGGCTCTGGTGATAAAGACTTTGCGCAAGCACCTATGACCGAAGTTATGACCGAAGAACAAATCGTCGATAAATACGGTAAAGCGGCTCTATTTGCTTCTGGTCTTATTGTTGATACACGTAAATCCGGTTTCAGAGATCTATGGGACGCTTGTTCGGTTGCTCAAATGGATGAACAATATCGTGGAGAGGTTTCTGATATCAATAAAGAATGGATTCGTCGCTTTAAGAAGTTTGCTGATAACTATTTCATGGGTGACATGAAAGAAACAGAATACTGTCTAAAGGATGTATTCCTATTACACAAATGGACTAAGATCCAACAGAACTTTGCTCCAGTAGATTTTGTGACCCAGCTGAGTGAAAAAAGATTCACTGATATCGATACGATGGGCGCAACAGCATGTCAAGGTGGTGCCTGTGAAATCGCATTCTAAGGCAAGATATGATAGAAATAAAATATTGGTACGAGTGTGACGTTTGCGATAACTCCGGGGAGCTAACACCCTCGGAGGACGTCGTAGAAATCCCGGAGTTCTGCCCGATGTGCGGTTCTCCAATAGACTTTGAAGAAATTGATGAATAATGTGGTATTATCAAGGCGAAGAGTATAAGCCTACCGAAGAAGACCTCCAGGAGTGGAAGGGATTTGTCTATATTATTACCGACAAATCTACTAATAAGAAATACGTTGGAAAGAAATTATTCTGGTCACGTAAGACCCTTCCACCCCTGAAAGGCAAAAAACAGAAAAGAAGAAAGATTGTCGAATCCGACTGGCGTAAGTACTACGGGTCCAGTGAGCTTGTTAAGCAACTACTGGTTGAGCACGGTGAAGACAATTTCTATAGAGAAATATTATATTTCTGTAAATCAAAAGGCGAAATGGGTTACCTTGAAGCAAAGGAACAGTTCGACCGAAACGTATTATTGGATGATGAATATTATAATGGCATCATCAACTGTAGAATCCACCGAGCACATATACAAAGTTTAAAACGGTAACGCAATCATTTTTCGGTGCCGCTACCATTTGCTCCTTTTCTTTATAGATAGCCAAAAGGAGTTTTCTATGTGCTCATCATTCGTCCGTAAAGAAGCAAATCGATTAAATTGGATTATCAAAGGAAAACTTATCGATAAATCTTGGTCCGATGAAGATGTAGAAAAAACCTATCATTCATATACGAAACGATTATGGGGTAACAACGAAAACTATCTCCATGAAGGTGGTTTCGAACAGGCATGGAAGGCCAGAGAAGCAGAAATGCTACAAGAAGACATTAAACATGTAGCTGTTCTTGGCGGTCATTACGATTAAGGGGGTTTACAAACCCTGCTAAATAGTTTAGTATACTATATAACATGATTAAAAAATGGAAGACCAATGATTTTAATTGACTATAGTGGGATCAGCATCGCACCAGTTGCTATGGGACACGCACATCATGGAGACGAAAACCTTATCCGTCACATGATCCTTAACTCCATCCGTATGTATCGGAAAAAATTCAAAGAGCAATATGGCGAAGTAGTAATCGTAGCAGATGCTGGTGGCAACTGGCGTAAAGATGTTTATCCACAATACAAAGGTAAACGTAAAACAAGCCGTGATGAATCTAAGATCGATTGGGATGAAGCCTTCCGTATTATTAATATGGTTCTCCAAGAACTAAAAGACGAATTTCCATATAAAGTTATACACGAATGGGGATGCGAAGCAGATGATGCCATTGCTGAAATAGTACACCACACACAAAAGTTTGGCAACTATGAAGAGGTAATGATTGTATCCGCAGACAAAGATTTTAGACAGCTACAAATATTTGATAACGTTTCACAATATTCACCGATGCTTAAGAAAGTGGTTAAGGAAGAACATCCACGTACATATCTAGCAGAGCATATCCTAACCGGCGACACTGGTGATGGTGTACCAAATGTTCTTTCGGATGACGATACATTCCTAGTAGAGGGTAAGCGTCAAAACATTCTATCCAAGAAAAAGAAAGAATCACTATTAGAAGATCCTAAGGCTTTAGGTGAAGCGGTGTATCGTAACTATCAACGTAATCAGATGATGATTGATTTGGTCAATCCGTCGACTCCTGAAGATGTACGTAAAGCTATTATAAATAGTTTTGTAAGCCAGGATCCTTATAAGAATAAGGGTAAGGTTCTTCCGTATCTGATTGCGAAAAACTGCAGAAACTTGATTGATGTAATTCAGGAATTTATTTAATGGTCAACAAAACAACACATTATACTTTTGAAATATTAGAAAAAGTATCAGAAGCCAAAACAAAGGCTGATAAGATTAAACTCCTACAGGCACAGAATAATAACTGGGCATTGAAAGATCTCCTCCGCGGTACTTTCGATGATGTGGTCCAATGGATCTTACCCAAGGGTCCAGTTCCGTATGAGCCTGCGGATCCAAGTTCTCATCCATCTAACTGGTCACAGCATAATAAAAAGCTGGCATATTTTATTAAAGGCGGACCAGGTGAAAAGATGAACACCATTAAAAGAGAGAAAATGTTTTTAGACATTCTCGAGACCGTGCACCCTCGAGATGCAGAGCTCCTTGCTGGCATGATCAACAAGAAGCTTCCCATTAAAGGTGTCACAAAAAAACTAGTACAGGAGGCATTTCCCGATTTAATTTTACGTTAACAAATAAGGAGAACTTATGAGTAAAGTACAACTTGACAGATTGACCGGAGACCTGATTGAACTCAATAATTATATAGATAAGATTGAGCGAAAGGGAAACTTAGATCTACTATCAAAGTTGAAACGTAAACGAGATTTTCTAAAATCTAAATTGGTAACTTCAAGCTAGGGAGAGGGACTAGCGCAAGCTAGTCCCTTACATATATGCCATCATACACAATGATTAATCTGGAAACAAATGAAGAAGAGGAAATGGTTCTGACGCTGTCTGAGCGTGAAGAGCTATTGGCAACTGGTAAGTACAAGCAAAAGCTTTCCACTGCAAAGTTCGTATCATCTACCACTAGTACGCTTCGTCAAGCCGGCGGAGAGTGGAATAACTTCTTAACCAAGGTAAAGAAAGACCATCCAGGTAGTACAATTAATAACTAATGAAAAGAGTTAAAAGCCAAAACAATAGCATGTCGGTCAAGCTGGACGATCTTCTCCAATTTGATCCATTAACCCTTAATCAAGAAATCGCATACAAATCATGGGACGAAGGAGATAACTTAGTTTTAACTGGCACAGCTGGTACAGGTAAAACCTTTATGGCTCTTTATTTAGCGCTCGAGGATGTTTTAGATCGAGACACTGAATGGGATAAACTAGTGATCGTTAGATCAATGGTGCCTACGAGAGACATGGGGTTCCTTCCGGGCGATAAGGAAGCCAAAGAAGAAGCATTCACCACACCATATAAATCTATATGTAACGAGCTATTCGGAGACAAAAATTCATATAACAAAATGGTGACGGCTAATCAGATACAGTTCGAATCCACATCATTTATTCGTGGTACTACATTCGACAATAGTATTTTGATTGTAGATGAAATGCAGAACTTAAACTTCCATGAACTGGATTCGGTTATCACTCGGGTCGGTAGGCACAGTAAGATTATCTTCTGTGGGGATTATAAGCAAAGCGATTTTAAATATGACGATGATAAACAAGGAATTGTAAAGTTCTTACAAATCGTAGAACAACTTAAGAACTTTACGATAGTTAATTTCGGATGGGAAGACATTGTAAGGTCTGACTTTGTTCGAGATTATATTATGACTAAAGAAATGTTAGGATATTAAGAGGAGAACATGGCAAAATATTCTAGATTCGATCCCCGCAACAAAAAGCGTGGCAAGCACAAGTATGAACACCTAGACAAAGATCTTCGGATCCGTGAAGTATTAGGTAGTGATTCTAAACAAATGCTAAATGAAGTTATGTATGATGATGAGTATGATTATGAAGGACAAGAGAACCAACAGCTTAATGGATAGTCAATTCTTTGAGATCCTGAACAAACGATCTCAGTTTGAACAGGCGGTTTCTTATCGTAAATCTTTTAGACTTCCAACCTATGAGAGCGATATTGAAAGCATTGATTATTTCTTAGAGCACGGCCACGAGAACAATAGATTCCGAAAACGCTATGATGAAGCAATGGATCTAGCCCAAGATATTTCAAATTATTTTAAAAAAATCACTCCTGGGGGGTTTACAAACGAGGTTTAAACCCTTATATTAGTAGTATAGGAGATTTAATATGAATAATGTGATACTAACTGATTGTGATGGCGTTCTTATGAATTGGGAATACGCCTTTAATGTTTGGGTTCAACGTCAAGGCTATAAACTAGTCGAAGGTGGTGAAGACTACTATGACGTCGGTGACCGCTACGGTCTACCAGATTTTGTGAAAAAGAAACTGGTTCGACAGTTCAATGAATCTGCTGCTATCGGATTCTTACCTCCACATCGTGACGCTATGTACTACGTGGATCTTCTCCATCGTAAGCATGGCTATGTTTTTCATATGATTACATCACTATCAATTGATCCTTCTGCTCAGGAGTTACGAATCCAGAACACCCGAAAGTTGTTTGGTGAAACTGCTTTCGAACGCTTTATCTTTGCCGATACTGGTGCGGATAAGGATGAGGTCTTAGAACCTTATCGTGATAGTGGATATGTCTGGATTGAGGATAAGATCGAGAATGCCGAACTAGGTGTTAGTTTAGGTCTAGATTCAATCATTATGGAACATGGTCATAACATGCACTATAACAAACTTCCGGTTTATAAAAATTGGGCTGAGATCTACAGCTCATTGACATAGGAGTGATATGAGAAATCTTATATTCCAATATTTTATACCATATAATGATCACCAAACACATTTAAACGAATCAGGTATAGGTCTTCCATCCTGGGTGAATATCGGTAAAGCCTCGGCAGAAAAATATGCCGAGGTTATTGGTGCAGAGTACATGTTCTCCGATCAGAAGTTTATGTTCTCAGAATTAAACGTATTCGAATCTCTTCGTGTAATATTTAATAAAAAGTTCGACGAGTATGATAATGTGTTAGTGCTTGATGTGGATATGATTATTAACACTCAAGAAAACATATTTGATATACCAGTTGCTGATATAGGTATGGTTCATGAGAAAGGCGTTAAGAATCGGCCGCCAGTTCCTGGTGCAAGATTCGATGATGCTTTCTGGAATAGATATTTCCATCATCCACAACAGGGTGTCGTCGCGTACGCCCGCGAACACTTGGATAAAAACTTTCAATGGCAAAAGTCTAAGCTATATCCTGACGAACCATTTGCAATCTATAATGGTGGATTACAGCTATGGTCTAAGCAAGGAAGGCTAAAGGCCAGAGAACTGTTTGAGCGGAAAGGTCACGATCACTTTAGGAAAGCAACGGGCCGTACCGAAACACCATACTTGAACATGATGCTATTCCACCACAAATTTGATATCACTGAATTACCTACTGAGTGGAATAAACTAAACTTCCAGTGGGCAGCAGACGGTGACCGTGGTAAGATCACACACTTTAATGACGTGGTGAAAGATAAGATGAAGACCCATGGCTAATCTAATCTACCAATACTATCTGCCATTTACTGGCGACAACAAAGATATTATCCAAGAGGAAGCCAATGGATTTCCACACTGGGCTAATCTGGGTATTAAGTCAGCTAAAAAGTATGCTACAGCTATTGGTGTTAAATATGAATTATCTACTGAGGTAACTATAAATGCACCTAATCAGAATCTAGAAGCCTGTAGAGTATTCCTTGATCCATACTTTGATCAGTTTAATAAGGTACTGATGCTGGACGTAGATACACTTGTCGATACTACTGACAATATATTCGATCATAATATTAAAGAGATCGGAATGATTCAAGAAGGTGGACCTGGTAGTCCGAAAGGCTTTATTAATAGTGCTATAAGTAAATTAGAAGCGTATGGAAATATCCAGTTTAAAAAGTCCACTACATTCCCATTAGAGAAAAGATATTTAAACGGTGGT